CCGAGAGAGAGACTGCTTTGTATATTTTCAGTAATGATACCTTATATGATGAATACATGGCCAAAATGTATAACACAAGGAGGATGGACTAATGATCATTGGCGTATGCGGACTTATTGGTGCTGGCAAAGACACCATTGCAGACTATCTTGTAAACATACATCAATTCCGCAGAGAAAGTTTTGCTAACACACTCAAAGATGCAGTCAGCTCAGTGTTTGGCTGGGATCGTGAACTGCTGGAAGGCCGTACCAAGCACAGCAGAGCCTGGCGTGAGCAAGTAGATCCATGGTGGGCTGAACGCTTGGGTATGCCTGATTTGACTCCAAGATGGGTTTTACAATACTGGGGAACTGAGGTAGTACGTCGAGGATTTCATGACGATACCTGGATAGCCAGCCTGGAAAACAAACTACGGAAAACCACAGATGATGTAGTGATTTCTGACTGCAGATTTCCCAACGAAATAGCGGCCATTAAAAACGCTGGTGGATCAGTGATCAGGGTGCATCGCGGGGCAGACCCTGCCTGGTATAGTCTGGCAGAAACAGTAAATTCTGGGCCGCACAACATGACCTGGACCACGGCAAAAATAGCTTTGGAAAAATATAATATACATGCTAGTGAAACTGCCTGGGTCGGCACTGAATTTGATGCTGTGCTAGACAACAACGGTAGCCTGGATCACCTATACCGTCAAATCACAAGTCTGGTTCAAGATCTCCTGGGGCCCAACGCTGATCCAATTTCTTGATTTCAACAACACAGTTTTGACACACAGTTTTTAAATTACGCAAACTGCTGTTGTTGAGATCTCCGTCCACATGATACACTTGTAATTGTGCGGCATATTTGGCCCTGAATCCACACCGATCACAGGTCTGTTTTTTTCTATAACCATCCAGTTGCCAGCGTAGTTTTGGCACAGGTTTGTGTTGTCGACGGCGCAAACATTGCATACAACGACTTCTATAATATATCCTGTCGTACTTGTGATAAGCCACAGCACGCGGTCTTTGCCGACAATCTGGACATATGGGTCTGGTCATAAGCATATTTAGCAACACGGACCTACATATAGGCTTCAACAACTGATGGTTTTTTGATACAACCGATAAATATCATTATTAAACAAAGAGGAATCGGTTATGGCCTTACTATCCCCAGGTGTACAAGTCAGTGTAATTGACCAAAGCAACTACACACCAGCTGCCGCTGGTTCGGTGCCATTTATCTTGCTGGCCACAGCAGAGAACAAAGTTTCCGGCGCAGGCACCGGCATAGCTCCAGGAACTCTAGCTGCCAATGCTGGCAAGGTCTATTTAATGACCAGCCAACGTGACTTGCTGAGCACGTTTGGTGTACCATTCTTTTACAACACCACAGCAGGCACCCCCATCAACGGCTATGAGCTCAATGAATACGGTTTGTTGGCTGCATATTCCGCGTTGGGCGTCAGCAACTTGGCCTATGTCATGCGTGCTGACATTGACCTGGCCGCACTTACAGCCAGCCTTACACGCCCCACTGGTGCTCCCTTAAACAACTCTTATTGGCTAGATACTACCAACAGCAACTGGGGTATCAATCAGTGGAATCAGGCCACTTCGGCATTTACCAACGAAACAGTCTTGGTCATAACTGACACAGCAGACCTGGAGTTTTCTAGCACAGTGCCTTTGCAGAGTTATGGAAGCATTGGTAATTATGCTGTGGTCGTCAACACTGATGTCACAGTTTACAATCCTACCTACTACAAGCGTGGTGGACCAACCACAGCTCAGGCTCCCAACTGGTTGCAGGATACTCTGAGCGCAGATGATCTTTTTAATACCTGGGTCCAACTCGGTAGTGATGAGTGGAAAACATCCTGGGCCACAGTGCAAGGTACGCTGGCTCCAACTTCGTTAACACCCAGCAGTTCTATCAACATCAATGACACCATAATTACTGTTGCTGCCAGCCCCAACAACACAGTGCAATATCTTGCAGGGCAGATCAACACAGCCATGAACTCGCAAGGTGTTTATGCAGCCAATATTGGTGGTAAGTTGACATTGTATGCAGACAGTTCTGCTACCAACGACGGCAGTACCGGCGTAGGTGGTGTAATTGCGATCAGCAACAACGTTGGCACACCATTGGCTACCTTGGGCATAACTTCAGATGAATATTTTGCTCCAGTGTATGATCACGGTTACAACTACAATGCTCCAAGATGGCGTACCACAGATATCAAACCCAGGCCCACCGGCAGTGTGTTCCAGCAGGAAAATGCTGTGAATCAAGGCATGTTGATACAGATCAAACGCTACAACAGCACCCTGGGCGCCTTTGTGTTGCAATCATGCCCGGTTTATTTTGATGATGCGGCTGCACTCTATGGTCTTGATCCATCTGGTGGCGGTTCAGCCATACCTGTAGGAAGTACCTACGCACAAATTGATCCATTAGACAATGCCACAGCAAGTTTGTTGATTCTAGAACGTGTGGCCACAGGACCTACTGTCGTAACCGGCACACAAAGCAATCCTAGCTTTACTAACGGTGCTAGTTTCAGCCTGCAGGCCACCGAACCCGGAACCAACAGTTTGACCAGTTTGGTAAACATTGTGATCAACGGGACCGGCCCAGCTGATTTCGTGGCTGCTGTCAGTGCCGCTAACGTATTAAATGTATCCGCCACAGTCAACAGCGGCAATCAGATCGTGTTTACTCATGCCACCGGCGGGGACATTGAACTGATCAACGGATTCACTAATCCATTGACTGCAGCTGGTTTCACACTTGCCACTACAGGTATACGGGAGCGGTGGGTCAATGGAACTGATTCGGGTCTTACACTCAGCAACTGGGTAGGAACTCCTGCATTTACCTACACAGCCAGCGCCAGCGCACCCAATCAAGATCCTGCCAACGGCACCTACTGGTACTATAGTGATGCTACCACGGCCGACATCATGATACAAAACCAAGGTCAATGGCGTGGTTATAAAACCGTGACCAATGATGTGCGCGGTTACAATCTGTCGGTGACCAATGCCGACGGTCCTATATTCAGTGCCACAGCACCAACCACACAAACTGATTCAGCACAGAGTCCCTTGACTTATGGTGATCTCTGGATTGATACCAGTGATTTAGAGAATTATCCAAAAATCTATCGCTGGCAGAGTGTGGACAGTGAAAATCAGTGGGTGGCCATAGACAACACCGATCAGACCACAATCAACGGCGTCTTGTTTGCAGATGCTCGTTGGGCTCCCAATGGAACCACGAACCCTGTAACAGATCCAATTCCTCCGATTGCCACTGGCACAACACCTTTGATTACCAGCAACTACACCGATCTTGATGCGCCTGATCCGCAACTTTATCCTCAGGGCATGCTGTTATGGAACACACGTAGAAGTGGTTTCAACGTCAAGAGCTTCCAGTCCAATTATTTCAATGCCACGGACTATCCACCTCCAGCTGTGTTGCCCTCAGAGACCAATGCCTGGGTCACAGCCAGTGCCAACAATGCCGACGGCAGCCCCAACATGGGTCGCAAGGCACAGCGTTTCTTGATAGTCAAGGCCTTGCGTGCAGCCATAGATACCAGCACAACTTTGCGTGAACAGCAGGCACAGTTCAACTTGTTGGCTTGCACCAGCTATCCAGAACTGGCACCCAACATGCGAGTGCTGAACACCGAGCGAGGTGACACTGGCTTTACCGTGGTAGACACTCCTTTGCGTCTGGATCCTGAGAACATTGTGAATTGGGCCACCAGCTCCAACATCTACACAGATTTTGGTGTTGTTAACTCAACGACTGCGTTCAGTGAAGGCAATCTATCCGCTGGTGATGCTTACTCGGCTGCTTTCTACCCAAGTTGTACTACAACTGATTTGACAGGCAACGTAGTAGTCACAGCACCAAGTCATATGATGTTGCGTACAATTATTCGCAACGACGCTGTAGCTTATCCATGGTTTGCACCAGCTGGCTTGCGCCGCGGTGTGGTAGACAATGCACTACAGATTGGTTACTTGAATGCTACCACTGGTGAATTCCAACCATTGGGAGTGAATCAAGGCCTGCGTGATGTGTTGTATCAAAACGACATCAACCCAATCACGTTTATACCTGGCACAGGTATTACCAACTTTGGTAACCATACCTTGCAAGGAAATGCAACTGCCTTGGATCGTATCAATGTGGCACGCTTGGTAGCATACTTGCGTGGACGTTTAGAAATCATCGGTAACCAGTACTTGTTTGAGCCCAATGACACCATTACTCGTGCAAGTATCACCAATCAGATTACCTCACTCATGGTTGACTTGGTCAACAAGCGTGGAGTTTATGATTATTTGGTGGTTTGCGATACCAGCAACAACACACCAGCTACTATAGACGCCAATGAACTATATGTGGACATTGCTATAGAACCTACCAAGGCTGTGGAGTTCATCTATATACCAATGCGTATACAGAACACAGGAACTATACAAGCCCAGGCAGTGGCCTAGGTAGATTTAGAGCGATAAATAAAGCACACAGGAGAATTTAAATGGCAACCAGCTCACTAACAAGATTGACAGTACCAGTAGGCAGCGATGCAAATCCGCCAAGTCAAGGTCTGTTGATGCCCAAACTCAAGTACCGCTTTCGCGTGTATTTTACGGGTCTTGGATTTGGAAATTCTCCTTCGCAGACTACAGAACTGACCAAACAGGTGATCAGTTTCGCACGCCCCAATGTGACATTTGAAAACATTGATCTGCCAGTTTACAACAGCACCATCAAGATTGCTGGCAAACACAGTTGGCAAGATGTGACCTGCGAAGTGCGTGACGATGCCGCTGGCAATGTTTCTCGCTTGGTTGGTGAGCAACTACAGAAACAGTTGGACTTCATGGAACAGAGTTCAGCAGCAGCTGGTATTGACTACAAGTTTACCACACAGTTCCAGGTCCTAGATGGCGGCAACGGAACCAATGCTCCTATAGTGTTGGAAGAGTGGAACTTGTTGGGATGTTACCTACAGGCAGTCAACTACAATGATGCCAACTATGGTGACAACGCTAACATGACCATAACCATGACTCTGCGCTACGACAATGCTATCAATGTTCCAGCTGATTCTGGTGTGGGAGCACCCACAACAAGCATCACAGGTCAAGGTATCAGATCCGCTGAAATAGCTGGCGCACCAGCT